CGTTATCGAAGTTTATGTCACCATAATATATATGCCACCAAAGAAGCCGAATTTGCAACAACAGAAAACAAAAAAGCGAGAACAAGACTTAATCAAACTTAACCAAAAAGCTGACTTATTTAGACAAAGTCTACAACTCAACCGGCCGATCATTGATTTAGCCGGAAATATACTACCAGATAAAATGCAGGAAATTGATATAATTGGTAAAATGATATAAAAATAATATCCGTATTATATATAAGATATTATGCCAAAACACAACATCAACTATGAGAACAGTGTGATATACAAGATTACGTGTAAAGATGAAAATTGCAAGGATGTATATGTGGGACAAACCAGCGACATAGTCCGCCGTAAATATGCACACAAATCACAGAGCCAAAACAAGAATATGTTTTTATATAATGTTATCGATGAAAACGGAGGCTGGGACAATTGGACAATGGAAGTTGTTGAGAAGTATTTAGCAAAATCCAAACAGGATATTTTAGATAGAGAACAATATTGGATTAATCATTTAGAAGCTAATCTAAACACGCATATCCGCTACGACCCAAGCGATTACAAGCGTGAGTGGTATTTCAAGAACAGAGAACGGATACAGCAGCACCAAAAACATGTCCGTGATAAGAAAATCAAAGACAAACAGGAATATATTATAGACCCGGAGAATCCGCCAGATTGGTATTTAGCAAATGTTAAATTACAAAAAAAAAATGACTTACAAAATTGAATCATATATACTTATATCAATATTGATATAAATATAATATATTTAGGTAGTATATAAGATGGCATTCATGAATTTCTTAAACAAGCACTATGTGGAGGCGGGCAGCACGGCGGCAAAAACTCACACGCGAATTGGTGACAAAAAACTTAACATACCCGGCGGTGCGTATAACATTCCGGCCGAACGTCAGGATGAGTTTTACAATTTAGCGTATGATTATATTATACAAGGTAATCGTTTGGAATACCTTACCGAAAAGCAACATGAAACCGGTGCCATTTATGTGGATTTAGATTTTCATTATAACTATGATGTAACTACACGCCAACATAGCGATGATTTTATTGTGGATTTAATTGGCATTTATTTTGAAAAATTACAAAAACTCATGAACATTACTGCCAAATCATTTAAATTATTTGTTATGCAAAAAGACAACGTTAATCGTGTTACCGAAAAAAACATTACCAAGGACGGAATACACATTCTCATCGGTATTAACTGTCCACATAAAGTTCAGGCCAAACTACGTGAGATGGTTATGGCCGATGATTTAACGGAAAGTCTACTGGAAGACCTACCATTGATTAATACGCCCGACAAGGTATTTGATGATGGGTTAAGCAAAGGTGCGACAAATGTGCAATTGTTCGGGTGCAGAAAGCCCGCACACGATGCATATAAACTCACACACGCATATATTGTAACACTCGACGAAAATGATGGCGAGTTTATGATGCCAAAATTCTCAACCGATGTGACCAAAGAAACATTTATGGAACTATGCGTTAGAAACACACACCTACATACCGATTTTGAATTGACGCAATTGGCGAATAGCGTGTTAAACCCGGAAGCGATTGACTATGCTACGGACGTTAATTTAACCGACTGTACTACCGAGATACAAAAGTTGTTAGCTATTATTGGTTCATCGCGTTGTGGTGATGCACAATATAACGACTGGTTCAAAGTTGCGCAAATAATCAAAAACGAAACAAAAGATGCTGGACTGGCCGATTTTGTCGGCTGGACAATAGCTTTTGGAACAGATAATAAAAAGAAGGAAGCAATTACCAAATATCAACAAATAAAGTATACGCCCAAAAGCGATAAAAAACGGTTGAGCATTGCAACGTTGCACTTTTGGGCGAAGAATGAGAACCCGGCCGCATATCGTCTGGCATTTCAACCCACAATGACACAACCCACAATCACAGAAGATGTCGCTGTTGAGCCCGAGATGGAAGAGAAACTTAAAATCATTGGAGCCGCAGTTTTATCAAATACCGAATATGCCGTGGCAGTTGCATATAATGAACTATATAAAGGTTTAAATGTTTGCGTGGATAAGCAGCGTAGAGAATACTATTGTTTCAATGACAAAATCAAGCTATGGGAGTTTGATGCCGGTGGGACACCGATCCGTAACCTAATATCGACCGAGTTTTATAAGTTGTTTGAAAAATTAATGCAAGTAACAATTAGCAAACGCGACACGTTTGAGCCGAACAGTGATGAATTTGCTGTTTATGAAAAAGAGATAAAGTGTATCAAAGATACGGCGGTAAAATTAATGAGGACAAATGATAAGAATAACATCTTAATTGAATATGGCGATATGTGTAAAGACGTGAACTTCCCATCTACATTAAACAAAAGCGAATATCTCATTCCTACCAATGATGGTAAAGTGATCGATATGCAAACGCTTAACCCAATAGACCGCACAATTGCACACAACTTTTCATATCAGTGCAATGCGAAATTAATCCCGTATGACGCAACCCATGAGCATTTTATCAAAGCGAAAGAATATTTTGATGAGTTGTTTCGTGGTAACAAGGATACAATTACATGCGTTATTAATATTCTTAAAAGCGTGTTCATTGGCAGGCCGCTACGTTATATTTACTTTTGTGTTGGTTCTGGTTCAAACGGTAAATCATTGTTGTTCAAAATTCTCAATAAGATATTCGGCAACTTCATGGACGTAATCAATGAAAGCGTGATAATCGAACAAAAAGGAACGAAATCTGCATTGAATACCGAGGTAGAAAAGTTGGATAAATGTCGGGTAGGTTACATAACCGAGCTGAAAGAAACTGACAAACTCAATGAGAAAGTCATTAAACAAATATCCGGTGGCGATGCGATTAACCTACGAACATTGCACACAAAGGATCATACTATTAACCCAACATGTAACCTATTTGTGTTAACCAATGAATTTCCCACATTTAATGGTGAGGCTACACCAATGTTGAATCGCATGATTACAATCCCATTTAAAAACACATTCGCTGTAAAGGACGAGTTCGAGCGTGAGATGTTAGCAATAAGCGACTACATATTTAGTTATATTATGCATATTGGTAAGGTATGTGATAAATTTCAGTTATCGGCCGAGATGATCGAGGAGAAGGAGAAACACGCACGGAACAACACTGAAACTACATTGGCTGATTATTTAAAGATTAGATTGGCTGATTGCGAGAATAAGAAGAATACTGATAAGCTAATAACAGTTAACGCGCTTCGTATTGATTTTGAACGTTACTGTGAAAATAACAAACTCAAAAATACATTAACTGCGCGAAAATTCTCAGGAAAGCTACGAGAATTGGGTTGTATCGTAAAAGAAAGCAATGGCCAAAATATGTTATACGGTAAGAAATTCATTGATATTGTTGTGCCTAATGAACCCGATACTGATGAAACAGATATTGATGATAGTGAGTAAGTACGGCCGGCCTCAAAAAAGAAACAGAGGTTGCCAGACCTCTTATAGAGGTGTAGGAAAAGGCTACACCTCTGTTTCTTTTTCACCCATACTATTCTCTTTTGATTATTTTGTTACCTATTATGCTGTTAAACAATACAATATATAATATGTTATTGTTTATAAATAGAGAAACAGAGGTGAAGAGGTGAGTTTTTGTGTTTTTCAATCTACCATAGAAAAATAATTTTTTTCAAAAAAAAAAAATATTTTAAAACAAAAGATTATAAAAGGCTACACCTCTGTTTCTCACCTCTGTTTCTCAATGTACCCGCAACGCACAACTGCTCTGTAAAGTTTGGAAGAGCAAGAAAAAAGCGACAGCATAAGCTACACCTCTGTTTCTCACCTCTGTTTCTCAATGTGCCCACAATGCGTCAAAAGCCCACATTGTAGTAATATTACTAATGTATTGTTTTTTTTGATAGAAGAATGAAGGATAAAATGGGTGCATATAGTGGAGTAATTAAAAACAAAACAAATAAAAAAGAGGCCAGTTGCCTTTTTTATTGCACGAATAAAATTTGTTACGACTAAAAAAAATTGAGTACAAAATTGAACTATTTTATTACAGCATATTAGAAGCATCAAAGCAGCAAACAATAAGTAGAA